CATCCGACGTTACTAAGCGAAACAGAAATGGACAAACAGCGTCTGGCTTATATTCTCTTTTTATCCCAATGGAGTGGAACTACGAAGGATTTATTGATGAGCACGGAAGCCCAGTCTTCAATACTCCGGATCATGAAGTCTACGATCCACATGGGGAATTAATAGATGTAGGCGTTGTAGAAAACTGGCAAAACGAAGCTGATGGTTTAAAAAATGATCAAGACGCTTTAAATGAGTTTTACAGACAGTTTCCACGTACAGAAGAGCATGCATTTAGAGACGAAACAAAAAATAGTATATTTAACTTAGTTAAAATATACGAACAAATAGATTACAACGAAGAAATGTTTAGAACACTAGGTATTTCAACAGGTAATTTCCAATGGGTTAATGGTGTAAAAGATTCAAGCGTTATATTTTACCCAGATCCAAAAGGTAGATTTAAAATAAGTTGGGTACCACCAACAAATATACAAAACAAAGTTATAATTAAAAATGGTATTAAGTGGCCTGGCAACGAACATATGGGCGCTTTTGGTTGTGATAGTTACGATATATCAGGAACTGTAGATGGCAAAGGTTCAAAAGGTGCTTTGCATGGACTTACAAAGTTTAGTATGGAAGACGCTCCGGCTAATCAGTTTTTTTTAGAGTATTTAGCAAGGCCTCAGACTGCAGAGATGTTCTTTGAAGATGTTTTAATGGCATTAGTTTTTTACGGGATGCCTTTACTCGCGGAGAATAATAAACCAAGGCTATTGTATTATTTAAGACGTAGAGGCTACAGGGGTTTTAGTATGAATAGGCCAGATAAAATATGGAACAAATTATCTACAGCTGAAAAAGAAATAGGTGGTATACCAAACTCAAGTGAAGATATAAAACAAGCTCATGCTGCGGCAATTGAAATGTATATTCAAGGGCATGTAGGTATGAATGCTGAAGGTCAATTTGGCAGTTGTTATTTTAATGATTTGCTAAACGACTGGGCTAAATTTGATATAAACAAAAGAACAAAACACGATGCTTCTATAAGTTCTGGTCTTGCTATAATGGCTTGTAATAGGCATTTATACAAACCAAACGCTACAATAGAAAAACCAAAACTAAATATAAATATTGCTAAATATTCTAACCAAGGTAATATGTCTAAATTAATTAAAAAATAAATATGGCTGTAAAAAGTTATTTCCCATCTCAAGTTGTAAGTGACATTGAAAAAATAAGTTACGACTATGGTTTAAAAGTAGCTAAAGCTATTGAGGCTGAGTGGTTTCACACTGAACGAGGTAGCAATAGATATAGAACTAACCATAACAACTTTCACAACCTTAGATTATACGCAAGAGGTGAACAATCAATACAAAAATACAAAGATGAATTATCTATAAACGGTGATTTATCTTATTTAAATTTAGACTGGAAACCAGTACCTATTATACCTAAGTTTGTAGATATAGTTGTAAACGGTATTGCAGAACGTACTTATGATATAAAAGCTTACTCACAAGATCCGCATGGCGTAAAAGAAAGAACTGAGTATATGAAGAATATACTTAGCGATATGGAGTTGAAAGATTTTGACAACTTTACATCTGATCAGTTTGGTATTAATACTAGAGAAAGCGATATACCAAAGCTACCACAAACAGAAGAAGAGTTACAGCTACACATGCAAATATCTTACAAGCAGGCAGTTGAGTTAGCCGAAGAACAAGCTTTAAACGTTTTGTTTGAAGGTAGTAAATACGAGTTAATTAAAAAACAATTTTATTACGATCTTACTGTTTTAGGCATAGGTGCTGTTAAAACAGATTTTAACACAAGCGAAGGTGTTACAGTTAAATATGTAGATCCTGCAGATTTAGTTTATTCATATACTGAGTCCCCATATTTTGATGATGTATATTATGTAGGTGAAATAAAAAATATACCTATTAACGAGCTTGCTAAAGAGTTTCCACATTTAACACAAGAAGATTTAGAAGATATAATAAGGAGTAAAAGCTATCATCAAGCCAACTATCACAATAACGCTTATAATTCTAAAGAAGAAGACAATAACAAAGTTCAAGTTTTATATTTTAATTATAAAACATATATGAACGAGGTTTACAAAGTAAAAGAAACAGGCACTGGTGCTGAAAAAATATTAGAAAAAGACGATACGTTTAATCCACCAGAAAATTCTGATAACTTTGGTAAATTGCACAGATCAATAGAGTGTTTGTATGATGGTGCTATGGTTTTAGGAACAGATAAGTTGTTAAGATGGGAAATGGCTAAAAACATGATGAGGCCAAAAAGCGATTTTACTAAAGTTAAAATGAATTATGCTATTGTAGCTCCGCGTATGTATAAAGGACGTATAGAGTCTTTGGTACAACGTATTACTGGTTTTGCCGATATGATACAGCTTACACATTTAAAACTACAACAAGTAATGTCAAGACTAGTACCAGACGGTGTTTATTTAGACGCTGATGGTTTAGCTGAAATAGATTTAGGTAATGGTACAAATTATAATCCACAAGAAGCTTTAAACATGTTCTTCCAAACAGGTTCGGTAATTGGTAGATCGTTTACAAGTGAAGGTGATTTAAATCCAGGTAAAGTTCCAATACAAGAAATACAGTCTAGCAATGGTGGTGCTAAAATGCAAAGCTTAATAGCTACGTATAACTACTACTTGCAAATGATTAGAGACACGACAGGTCTTAATGAAGCTAGAGATGGTAGTATGCCAGATAAAAATGCTTTAGTAGGTGTACAAAAACTAGCTGCGGCTAACTCTAATACAGCAACAAGACATATATTACAGTCAGGTTTATTTTTAACTTCTGAAATGGCAGAGCGTTTATCACTTAGAATATCTGATATTATAGAATATTCACCAACAAGAGATGCGTTTATACAAGCTATAGGCGTGCACAATGTTGCTACACTTGAAGAAATAAGCAAATTATATTTGTATGACTTTGGTATATTTATAGAATTAACACCTGATGAAGAAGAAAAAGCAATGCTTGAAAACAATATTCAAATGGCGTTGCAACAACAAAACATAGAGCTTGAAGACGCTATTGATTTAAGGGAAATAAAAAACATAAAACTTGCTAATCAATTATTAAAAATACGTAGAAAGCAAAAGCAAGAAAGAGATAGGGCTGACCAGCTTCAAAATATACAAGCGCAAGCACAAGCTAATCAACAATCTGCTCAAGCGGCTGCTCAAGTTGATTTACAGAAAAAACAAGCTGAAGCACAAACTGATATGCAGTTAGAGCAAATGAGAGCTCAGTTAGATGCTCAAAAACAAGCTCAAGAAGTAAATTACAAAAAAGAGTTAATGGCTTTAGAGTTTCAGTACAACATGCAATTAAAAGGTGTGGAAACTCAAGGGCTTGCAAATAGAGAAAAAGAAAAAGAAGATCGTAAAGACGAAAGAACAAAAATACAAGCTACGCAACAAAGTGAGCTTATAGATCAAAGAAAAACTAATAAACCACCTAAAAACTTCGAGTCTGCAGGTAATGATATATTAGGAGGCAACTTTGATTTAGGTAGTTTTGATCCTAGATAAAAATTATTAATTATTATTATATTATATTATGGCAAAAAAGAAAAAAGAAAAAGTAGTCGAAAAGGCTGCTGAAGACAACGTTGTAAAAGTTGATCTTAGCAAAAAAGAAACAAAAGAAGATGACAACGTCATCAAAGTAGATTTAAGTAAACCACCAAAAACAAAAGAAGATGCCGTTCCAGAGCAAAGCACAAATGAGGTTCCTGTACGCGACGAATCCGAAACTAGCGAAAAAGTACTCGAAGAAAACGTCGAAACAACAGATGAAAAACCTACCGGAGAAAAAGTCTCCGACACAGTTCAAGATGAAACACCCACTCTTGAAGAAGTAACTGAAGAAGAAGTCCAAGAGCAAACTGAAGAGTTAGCTGAAGAAGTAGCTGAAGCTATAGAAGAAGCTCAAGAAACTGGGCAAGCAATACCAGAAAATTTACAAAAAGTTGTAGATTTTATGGAAGAAACTGGTGGTACATTAGAAGATTATGTGCGTCTTAACCAAGATTATTCTAGTTATGATGACATGACAATATTAAGAGAGTATTATAAGCAAACTAAAAAGCATTTAACAGACGATGAAATAACTTTCTTAATTGAAGATTCATTTTCTTATGATGAAGAAGAAGACGAGCAGAGAGAAATAAGAAAAAAGAAAATAGCGTTAAAAGAGCAAGTTGCCAACGCTAAAAGCCACTTAGACGGGCAAAAGTCTAAATACTATGAAGAAGTTAAAGCTGGAAGCAGATTAACATCTGAACAACAGAAAGCTATTAACTTTTTTAATAGATATAACAAAGAAAGCGAAGAGAACAAAAAAATAGCGGACAAACAAACTAATACTTTTAAATTAAAAACTCAACAAGTTTTTAACGATAAATTCAAAGGTTTTGAATATAACGTCGGTGATAAAAAATATCGGTTTAACGTGAAGAACGCTGGTGAGATAAAAGAAACTCAAAGCGACATTAATAATTTTGTCAAGAAGTTCTTGAATGAAAATAATGAAATGTCAGATGCTAAAGGTTACCACAAGTCTCTATATACAGCTATGAATCCCGACGCTATTGCCAAGCATTTTTATGAGCAAGGAAAAGCTGATGCTATGAAAGATAGTGTTGCTAAGGCTAAAAATGTAAGTATGGATCCAAGGCAATCATTTTCTAATGATAACACAAGCGGTCCTAAAGTAAGAATACTTGACGATAACTCTCCAACTTTTAAGTTTAAAATTAAAAATAAATAACTAATTTAAAAAAAATTAAAAATGGCAATTACAAGTGCGAGTGGTATAAATGCCGCTCCTAGAAAACAAACACTTGCGGACAACTACATAGATTTTACATCTAGTGCTACTGAAGGTTGGGCGCAACAATACTTACCAGATCTTATGGAAAAAGAAGCTGAGATTTATGGTAAGAGAACAATCGCAGGTTTCTTAGCTCAAGTAGGAGCTGAGGAAGCTTCTAACTCTGATAGAGTAATCTGGTCAGAGCAAGGAAGATTACACTTAGCTTATACTGCAACTAACACTGATACTTCTGCTAACGTATTTACAATTGTAAACGATGTTGACGGAAACTCTGTTGGCGCTGATCACGGTATTAGAGTTGGTGATACAGTAATAATTTCAGAAGCTTCTGGAAACACTATTAGAGGTTTTGTTAGTGTTAGAACAGCTGGTGCTGCTACTATTACAGTTTTACCTTATACTCACGCTGACTGTGATCAAGCTGGTTTAACTGATAGTGATGACTTTAGAATATTAGTTTATGGTTCTGAATTTGCAAAAGGACAAGATGGTAGATCTTCTGCTAACGAGCCTAAGTTCAAGTCTCATATGAACAAGCACATTATCATGAAAGATTACTACGAAGTATCTGGATCTGATACAGCTCAAATCGGTTGGGTTGAAATCTCTGGTGAAGAAGGACAAAACGGTTACCTATGGTACTTAAAAGCTGAAGGTGATACTAGAGCTCGTTTCACTGATTACTTAGAAATGGCTATGATGGAAAGTGAGTTAAGCTTAGCTGCTGCTCCTTCTGGTGTACCAACTAACGCTGGTGATACTGGTGCTGATGGTTCTGGTACTGAAGGTTTATTCAAAGCTATTGAAAACAGAGGTCACCAAACTACTGGTGTAACTGGTGTTAATGCTGCAACTGATTTAGCTGAGTTTGACGCTATCTTAGCTGTATTCGACCAAAACGGTGCTATTGAAGAAAACATGATGTTTGTTAACAGAACAACTAGCTTAGCTATGGACGATATGTTAGCTTCAATGAACTCTTACGGAGCTGGTGGTACATCATACGGTGTATTTAACAACTCTGAAGACATGGCGTTAAATTTAGGTTTCTCTGGTTTCAGAAGAGGTTCTTATGACTTCTACAAGTCTGACTTCAAATATCTAAATGACAAAGGTACTAGAGGTGCTTTAAATGACACTGTTAATGCAATCAGAGGAGTTATTGTTCCTGCTGGTGTATCTTCAGTTTATGACGAGCAATTAGGTGCTAACATGAAGCGTCCTTTCTTACACGTAAGATATAGAGCTTCACAAACTGATGACAGAAGACTAAAGTCTTGGGTTACTGGTTCTGTTGGTGCTGCTACTACTGGTAAAGACGTGATGGAAGTTCACTACTTATCTGAAAGATGTTTAGTTACACAAGGAGCTAATAACTTCATGTTAATGAACTAATCATTAAATTATTAAGGATCGAGGCTTCGGCCTCGACCCTTTCTTTTTATTAATTTTATTATATATTATATTATGGCAAAAAAACAAAAAACTAAAGAGGTAGAGGTACCTGTTGTTGAAACAGCTGTTGTTGAAACTCCAGTTGTTCAAACGCCAAAACCAAAAGTAAAAACAAAGTCTCACCCAGAAGATGGTTGGGTTATTAAAGATAGAATGTATTATCTTAAAAACGGAAAGTCTCCTTTGACTTACTTAATAAGAGGTAGTAACATATATTGGTTTGACGAAGATAAAGGTTATGAAAGAGAGTTGAAATATACTTCAAACCAAAAAACTTGTTTTGTTGATGAAATGAAAGGTGACCAAAGATTAGCGCACATTATCTTTGAAAACGGATCGCTGTTTGTTCCTAAAAACAAAACTATATTACAAAAACTTTTGTCTTTGTATCACCCTCATAAAGACAAATTGTTTGAAGAACACAAGCCTGTTGAAATAGCTAAAAACGAAATAGAAACTTTAAATTTAGAGGTTGATGCTCTTTTAGCTGCTAGAGACATGGATATTGATACAGCAGAAGCAATTATGCGTGTAGAAATAGGCTCTAAAGTGTCAGAGATGAGTTCTAAGGAAATAAAACGTGATTTATTATTATTTGCTAAGAAAAATCCTTTTTTATTCTTAGAGTTAGCCGCTGACGACAACGTTCAATTGAGAAATTTTGGTATTAAAGCTACAGAGCTTAATATTATAAAACTATCACAAGATCAAAGAAACTTTTTATGGGGATCAAACGATAGACCTATAATGACAGTTCCATTTGATGAACATCCATACACTGCTTTAGCACATTGGTTTAAAACTGATGAAGGTATGGAAATATATGCAAATATAGAAAAACGATTAAAATAATCAAACTGTAGGAGCGGTCGCTCTTCGGGGCGATCGCAAACTACAATAAAGAAATATGGTAAATATAGATACAGTATATCAAAAAGTTTTAGCAATAGCTAATAAAGAGCAAAGAGGCTATATAACTCCACAAGAGTTTAACTTATTTGCAGATCAGGCTCAGATGGACATATTTGAGCAATATTTTTATGATATAAATCAATTTAATAGAGTTCCAGGTAATAGCACAGAATACGCTGACATGCTAACTTTATTAGAAGAAAAAATAGCTATATTTAAAAATATAAAACTACTAAATTTTGTAGATCCTTATTACATAAAGCCTAATGAGTTATATAGATTAGGAACTTTAGAAACAGGCTTTGGTGAAGTAGAACAAGTTACTCATAAAGAGTATTTAAACATAAAATTATCACCGCTTGCAAGACCAACGTTAAAAAGAGCGGTATTTATTGATACGCCTCAAGGTTATAGAATTTACCCTACATTTACAAATAACGTACAGTGTCACTACGTTAGAAAACCTAGAAAAATAAATTGGGGATATAATGTAATTAATGATACAGCGCTTTATGACGCTACAACTTCAATAGATTTTCAATTACATCCTTCGGAAGAAAATAATTTAATAGTAAAAATACTAGCTTTGGCTGGTATAGCTATAAAAGATCCTGCTATGTATCAAATAGCTACAGCAGAAGACAATAAAAATATTCAACAAGAAAAAGCATAACACATGGGATTACTAGACGGTATTATACAAAAACAAGATCCAGTAACAGGTGCTGGAGAACTTATTGATTTAGGATTAAACGCTAAAATTTATTATGAAGGGCCAGATGGCGTGCAGCAAAGTGGTAACGCTAACTACGGCAACTATCAGTTTTTTTCATTAGAAGATATTATAAACTCTTTTTTAGTAGCTTATGTTGGTGAAGACAAATTAATAAGTAAAGTTAGTAGAACTGACGTTGCTTTTCACGCGCAACGTTCTTTAGCTGAATTAAGTTTTGATACTTTAAAATCAGTAAAGTCTTACGAGCTAGAAGTACCAGCAACATTAACTTTACCAGTTCCGCAAGATTACGTGCATTACACTGGTTTGTCTTATGTTGACGATGCTGGTATAAAAAGAAACTTATATCCTGCTCGTAAAACATCAAACCCAGTTGCTTACCAACAAAACGATGATGGTAGCATAAAGTTTGAAAACAATGTTTGGAAAGATTTAGTAACTGGTTTATATCAAGAATATGGTATCACAAGAACTTACGATTCATTTGGAAATCCTATAGCTTCTGGTACTCATTACACTGCTGATAGTTCCTTTAAATCAAAAATACCTTTGCCTAAGTTTGTAAAAGAAGTAAGAGTTGATGTTACAGGCGACACTAGAGTTAATCCTGGAAATGGTCTTAATAATACTAATTACGTTTTTTACGGTGGTGGAGGAACACTTGATATGCAGATATTATTTCATGGCACTTATTCAGATATAAAAGTTGGTATGTCTGTTTTTGGACCTGGTATACCCATAAACTCAACGGTAGCTTCAGTATACGAAACTACTACAGGTAATTATAGAGGAACTTCTATAAGTATAACAAACCCTGAGTATGAGGCTGATTTACTACTAGACACTCCAACAGGTACAGCTGGAAGGCCTTTGAACAACATGATACCAGGAACACAAATTATAGTTGTTGATTTAAATAAAGAGTCTAAGGCTTGGAAAAACTACAAAGCACATACACCTAGCAATACTAACGATGATTATGAAGATGATACTAGATGGTATGCAGAAGGAAGAAGATATGGTATTGACCCTGAACACGCACAAGACAATGGTTCTTATTATATAGATGAAAACACAGGCCTAATACATTTCGGCTCTTTTTTATCTGGCAAAACTATTATATTAGACTATTTAAGTGATAGCTTAGGCACAGAGTCAGAAATGAAAGTGCATAAGTTTGCTGAACAAGCAATGTATATGTCAATAGCGTATGCAGTGTTATCTACAAGAGCTAATGTACCAGAGTACATAGTAAGAAGATTTAAAAAAGATAGATTTGCGGCTGTAAGACAAGCAAAACTAAGATTATCAAATTTAAAATTAAGTGAATTAACTCAAATACTTAGAGGTAAATCTAAGCAAATAAAACACTAATACATGGCTGAAATTAAGCAAAATTTTTCGGAAGGTAAAATGAACAAAGACCTTGACGAAAGACTATTACCTAAAGGTCAGTATAGACACGCTGAAAACGTACAAGTGTCTACAACTGAAGAGTCTGACGTTGGTGCTTTAGAAAACATACATAGCAATACACTTCTTTCTGGCGGTTTTATATTGCAAGATTCTGTTTGTGTAGGTAAATACGCGGACGAAAAAAACAACACTTTGTATTGGTTTATTGCTAATGATGCTAAAGACATGATATTAAGATGGTATCGAAGTCAAGTAACACCAGTTTTAGTTGATACAAACAAAAACGTTTTAAAATTTGATCCTAAAAATATAATAACAGGCATAAATGTTATTGACAATTTATTATTTTGGACTGACGCTTACCAAGATGACAACAACAACTTAACAGGTACAGAGCCAAAAAAAATAAATATTGATCTTTGTATACAAGGTACGATAGATGAAAATACGCACACTAAAATAATAGTTCCTGAAAGAGATATAGACTTAAGTTCTGGCCCATCAAGTAATGGTATAGATATTAGAGAAGAACATATCACTGTTATAAAAAAATCCCCAAAAACAAAATTAGAGTTAGATATTAACTTAGACGTAGATACTACAGCTGAGTTTAATGGTAATGCAAATCCATTACTTATAGTTCCTATTATTGGAAACAATAGGATTGTTGGTGATATAACGTATATTAATGGGTTTTTTAACTTTACTGGTAGCGCTAGATTTTTTTCTGGTGATGAGCTTTTGTTTTTAGCAAACACAGGCACTAACTCTTCTTCAGATCTGCCTGATTCATACCAAGTAAAAATAAAAGTTTTAGCTGATGTTAGTGGTACTATTTCACCTAGTGGAAATGTTTTTGCCCCGCATACGTATCAAATAGAAATACTAGAAATATCACCGGGTACTGACTACAATACTATTGATTGGTTTGTTTTTAGAAAACAAAACGAGTTAGATTTTTTTGAAAAAGAATTTGCTAGATTTAGCTATAGATACAAATATCAAGATGGTGAATATTCTACCTTTGCTCCTTTTTCAAACATAGCGTTTTTTCCAGATAATTTTGATTATGAAACTAAAAAAGCATACAACCTTGGTATGCAAAACAAATTAAAAAGTTTAAAATTAAGAAACTTTGTAGAAGCTAATATATTAGAAAACGTTGTGCAAATAGATTTGTTGTATAAAAACTCTAGCTCACCAAACGTTTATCTTGTTGAAAAAATAAAATATAACGATTTAAAAGATATTAATATCGTAACGTCTGCGCCTGGTACTTTTCCTGTAACAAGCACTAATGAAAACAATTGGACTGCAAATTTTTATGATGTTACTTCTGATGTTGTATACGCAGCGCTACCTTCTAATCAAATTTTAAGATCATTTGATAATGTTCCAAGAAAAGCTTTGGCTCAAGAAATAACAGGTAATAGAATAGTATACGGTAATTATTTACAAAACTATGATTTACTTGAAAAGCCTTTGGTTGACGCTTTTTATGGTTCTAGATCAGGCGTTAATGTTGTTGGTAGCGTTCCTCAAAAATCTTTAAAATCATCAAGAAATTATCAATTAGGTATTGTTTATTTAGATGAGTACGGTAGGCAAACCCCTGTTTTTAGTAGTTCAAGAAGTTCTTTTAAAATACCAAAAGAAGAAGCTGCTAATTCAAACTCTATAACGTTTACAGCGACAACACCAGCTCCTAGTTGGGCAAGTTTTTATAAAGTTTATGTTAAAGAAACTTCAAACGAGTATTACAACTTAGCTATGGATAGAGTTTACAAAGCTAAAGATGGTAACGCTTGGCTTTCTTTTCCTTCTTCTGAAAGAAATAAAATAGATGAAGAAACTTTTTTAATACTTAAAAAACAATTAGATGCTGACGTTCAAGTTAGTGAAAACTTAAAATACAAAGTAATAGCTATAGAAAATAATGCTCCTGTAGAAGTTAAAAGCAATTATATATTTATATCTGATACTAATGGAACTGGTGATATAGAAAACCTTTTTACAGGTGACATGCCAATAGTTGGTTCTACGTCGTTTCAAATAGATGAAGCTACTTTTAAAGCTGATGGAGGACCTAGCATTGATAACTTTACTGAAACAATAGCTTTAAAATTTAAAGACACTAGTGAAAATGTAACTTCTGATTTTTACGAAATATCTAATATAGAGTTTACTGCTCCTTTTTACAATATAAAACTAAAAGAAAAAATAAAAGACTCTGACAAATGGATATATTCTAACTTCGCGAGCATAACCACTTTTTCATCTTCAAACTTAAATGATAACTTATCTTTAAGATTTTATAAAGACGAAAGAAAAGAACAGCCAGAGTTTGATGGTAAGTTTTTTGTAAAAATTCTTAATGATAACTCTACAGAGCAATATGTTTTTAGAGGTGCTTACGCTTCTCAAGATTATTCTTCTAAAGGTTATTTAGATGCTTTTTTTATAGCAGATAGAGGCGCGGATTATCAACACTCTATAATAGACAATGTTAGCTTGCCAAATGGTACAACTGGTGTTTGGGCGTCTAATTTAAGAGGTCGTTGGGCTAATAACATATTGCATTTTAATAATAATAATATTAGTAGTGAGTGGTTTATAGACCAAGTGTATTACGCTGGTAAACACCCAGAAAATAACGATCTTGATTCAACTCTTCAGCCAGCACCATCAACGCAGCCAGGTGTTCCAAATGGTTTTATAGAAATTAATGGCGTTCAATATGTAAATTCAGAAATGAAACCTGGTTTTGAAGAAGGTTATGGTAGGGGTATATATAGAGAGCCTACTACTGGGCAGTGGTATATGGAGTTATCTTTTTCTCAAATATTGCCTGATGCAGAAAACAGATTTCAAAACCACTCTTTATTACCTAACATGCCCGCGGAACTTAATAAAGCTCCTTTGCAAAAACCAGAATTATTTGCTGTAGGATCTATAATAAACCAAGAGCATGTCGACCAAATTGACGTAGTTAGAAACTTAGTTAAAAACAAAATATTTAAGTTTGTTGGAGACATTGAAAATCAAAAATACATTATAAACGATGATGTTGTAATAGAAAAAAGATATAATTATTCTAACTTTGCACGTGTTAAAAATTATTTTGACCAAGATTTTACTGAAGGACTTAATCTGTCTAATTATTCTCTTAATACTACAAGCCAACTTTTTTCTATACCAGGCAATAATTATGCGATAAATTTAGAAAGAGAGTGGGATGGTTTTTCAGAAGCTGTAAATAGAAGAATAACTTATATAATACCTTTTGCACTACACTCAGACACTCCACCTGTAGTTAATGGAAATCCTGTGTATGCAGAAGCAGATCCACTTGGCAACTCTAATTTTGCTAATAGTAGTGGTACAGTTTATTCAAATATTTTAGATACTACTAATGGTGCAGATGAAGACACACCTCAAGCAATACAGTTTTTGGAATTAGATGAAAACGAAGGTGACCAACTACTCAGTAGTAATCCAGCTATTTGGGAAACAGAACCTAAAGAAAATGTAGATTTAGATATTTATTACGAAGCCAGTGAGTGCTATGATATATCTTTACATGGCACTACGCAAGAACTTGAGTGGTTTAACTGTTACTCTTTTGGTAACGGTGTTGAGTCTGATAGACTAAGAGATGATTTTAATCAGGTTAGAATAGATAAAGGTGCTATAGCTTCTTCTACTATAGATTTTGTTTACGAAGAAGAAAATAGAAAAAATGGCTTGATATATTCTGGTATATACAACTCAACAAGTGGCGTTAACAATTTAAACCAATTTATTGCAGCGGAAAAAATAACAAAAGATATAAATCCTACTTACGGTAGTATACAAAAACTATTTAGTAGAAATACAGATTTAATAACTTTTTGCGAAGATAAAGTAATTAGAATTTTAGCAAACAAAGATGCTGTATTTAATGCTGATGGAAATCCTCAACTAATAGCATCGCAAAACGTACTTGGGCAAACAGTTCCTTACGTTGGCGACTATGGTATATCAAAAAATCCAGAATCTTTTGCAAAAGAAAGCTATAGAGCTTATTTTACAGACAAAAATAGAGGTAAAGTTTTAAGACTTTCAAGAGATGGTATAACGCCTATATCTGACTATGGCATGTCTAAGTATTTTAAAGATAGATTAAAAAATCAAGATAAAATTATAGGTAGTTACGACCAAAAGAAAAACGAGTATAATTTAACTTTAAATCTTAACACTATTAGTTATGACGAAAAAGTAAAAGGTTGGTCTAGCTTTAAATCTTTTGTACCAGAGCAAGGTGTAAGTGTTACTAACTTTTATTACACTTTTAAAAATGGTAATTTATACAAACACCACGATGATGTTGTTACTAGCTTTAACCCAACAGTAACTTGGAATAATTTTTACGGAACTCAATACGATAGTAAAGTTTCTACTATACTTAACGATAGTCCTGGTTTTGTAAAGTCTTTTAAAACTGTTAATTATGAAGGTTCGCAATCAAACGTTATACAAAATTTAAACGATGAAAATTATTATAATTTATCATTAAAGCCTGGTTGGAAGTTAGAAAAAATAAATACAGACAAAGAAGTAGGTTTTATACCTGAGTTTATTGAAAAAGAAGGAAAATGGTTTAATAATTTAAAAGGTGAAAGTATTAGCGCTAAAGAAGAAATAGATGCAAAAAGTTTTGCTTTTCAAGGCGTTGGTAGACCTTCAGATGTAAAAATAATACCTTAATATGAAAGAAATAAATAATTTTGTTATTGACTCGTCATCTTTAACTTCAGCTGGGGGCTCTAGACAATATACTGTTTTTGGTAGTCCCGATGCGGTTTTTAGCATAATTGCTATTAACGAAGCTGGTCAGCTTTATAATTTTCCAGAAAAAACTATTGTAAGTGAAGACAATGACACTATTAGGCCAAAAGGTAATTTTACTTCAACGCCCGTAAGTTTGTTTAAACAAAAGCTAGACAAGCAAGGTGAATACACTAGCGTAATACAATTTCCACCTGCTACTGACGGAAAATATACAGTTGTATTGCAGGCTGAGCCTGGTTTTGACACGTCACTTTCAAAATCTTTGTCTAAAAATAATGTTTACCACGCTGCTGAAATATACCAGTATCAAGATACTGTCCTTACTTTTGCTGTTCAATCTGATGGTAGTTCTGGCACATATACATCTAATCCACCTGCTACCCAAGAACAAACAACTGGTTTTAGCACTAGTGTTACTAGTTTAAAATTTAATAGAAAAGTTAACATATCTTGGTCTGTAGCCCTTGGTAGTAGTCAGTTTGTTATAGCAAGGCAGCCAGAAATAAATGATTTTTTCTTTACAACAACAAAGCTTACTAGCAACGACAGCTCTGGTAGAGAAATACAAATGGCTGATATTTCTGGTCTTTCAGTAGGTATGGCTGTTTCTGGATCTGGCATTGCAGCAGGTAGTATTATAAAAAAAATAATACCTGGTTACAAAGATGAAAATAAATCTACAGCGACAGATCATGTTTACTCAATACCTAAAGCTTTAAACTCTGAAAACAACGCCATGATAGATAGTCCTGGTGGTACAATTTTTATGAACAACTCTTCTACATGGGGAGCAGGCGCTACATTAACCTTTAAAGGTTTTGGCTCTGCGCACGCAGAAGCTTCTAACAACACTAAGTTTTCTGTTAGTAATTTAGCAGTTACAATAGATCCTGTAGTAACAACAACTGACTCTGCTGTTAGTAGTAGCACTACGATACCTATCACAAGTACAAACGGTATAAAAGCTGCTGAAGGTGTTATAATGTCTGGTATAGGTATTACTGGAACTCCGCATGTAGACGCTGTTAGTGCTGGTGTAAACGTTACAGCAAGTTCAGCGCAGACAATAGAAAACGGACAAACAGTTACGTTTACAGGTAGTAGTAGAAACGCAACTGTAACAGCTGATATAGTGGTAGAAAAATTTGGTAAAGACAATTTAACTATATATTTAGAATTAGATAACATTTTAACCGTAGGATAATATGGCAAAAATAGAATTAACATTTGATCAGGAATTAAACTCTTCTTTACAAGTTGGTGATACCGTATGGTATGTACCTACTAGTAATGTTGGTGGTTACGAAACAGCTTCTACAAGCGACACTGCTTTTGAAAAGCTAGGTCCTGTGTTAGAAAGAAGCCCACAATATACAAAACCAATTATTATTGTTGATCTAGCGCCTAGTTTTGTACCAGGAAGTGTAACTACTAGTACGTTTATAATGTTTTCTAAAGATAAAACAGTAAACTCTGCAGGTTTAAAAGGTTATTATGCAGAGCTTGAATTTGTAAATAATTCAAATCAAAAAATAGAATTATTCTCAGTTGGCTCTGAGGTAGTTCAAAGTAGTAAATAACACTAAAAAAGTGTAATTATAAATAAATAAACAATAATATGATAGATCCAGCAACGGCTACGTTAATATCTGCAGCAATTGGTCTTTTTAGTTCTAATAGAATGAGAAGAGATGCTAAAAGAAGAGCTGCAGAAGCGTTAAAACGTCAACAAGAGCAACAAGCATTGTTAGATGAAGAAATACAAAAATATAGAGCGATACAGTTTGAAAACCCTTATGCTGATGTAGAAAACCCATTTGAAGATTTAACAGTAAATCAACAAGCAGCACAATTTCAAGCTGAGCAAATACAACAGCAACAAGCTAACTTATTAGAAGGTTTTAGAGGCGCGGCTGGTAGTTCTGGTATTGCAGGGCTTGCGCAAGTATTGGCTAACCAAGGTGCTTTACAAACACAAAAAGCAGCCGCTAGTATTGCACAACAAGAACAAGCTAACCAAAAAGCAGCAGCATCTGCTGATCTTAGAATACAACAGTTACAAGGAGCTGGTGATGCAATGGTACAACAAGCAGAAACTAGTAGACAAGCTACAATACTAGGTATGAATCAAAGCGTGTTAGCAGGTGTTAATGCTAATTACCAGAGACAATTACAAAATCAACAATATGCAAACGCCGCTGCAGATAAAATGGCGATAAGCTCATTAAGTAAACTAGCAACTTTAGATTTAGAGAATTTAAATACTAAAAATTATCAGCCTGTTTCACCTTCTAGTCCTAATGATACTATACCAGAACTTAAAGGTCCTGACTACTATTTATCAGACGAGTATTTAAATTCACTAACACCTATTGAAGTAAAAGGTTAATAAAAATATAAAAATATGGCAACAAAAGGAGGAAGTTTATTAGGTAGGGCAGACAGTACTTTAGTGCAAGGCGCGCTAAAAGCTGAGTTAGCTAACGTAGGCCCTAGCATGCAAGGTGTATACCAAGCGCAAGCAGAAAATGTAACTAATTTACAAACTGCTGTGCAAGACTTTTTTTACGCTTTTGACAAAAGTAATAACGATTTAAGAAATGAGGTAAAAGAACTAACACCTAAACTTTTAGCAGACATTGAAACTGGTACTTATATAGATGATTCTTACGTTGATTTAGTTAGTCAAGAAATAAACAGTCTAAGAGAACAAATGAAGTCAATACCTAGAGGTAGAGAAGGTGAAGCTGAAAGATCTAAAATTAGAACTAGACTAGCTAATCTAAAAGCAGAGTCTGGAAGTGCAGAGCAAACGATGACTAAAATAGCCACTTTAATAGACAACGACCAAATAGATTTTAATTCTTTACAAGATGGTGACATGGAGCTTTGGAAGTCAATATTAGACAAAAGTGCTAAAAGAGAATTTGTTGATGGTAAATTATTTTACAGCGCAAATATTAATGGTAAAGAATTAAAAATAAGTCTTGGTGATTTAGAAAAAAGATTTTTACCTAAACAATACGCTGTTCAAAACAAAGCTTTAAAACTTAGTGGTAGTTTTTTTAATGTAGGCAAACAAGGGCTTGACTATGACTTTAATGGAGCTATGAATGCTTACGAAACGTTAATGACAAGCAAGAAAGAAGTTTTGGGATTAATAAACAATCCTTTTGGTAGTATGCAGTATTCTTTTACAGATGCGTTAAAAGGTAAAGATCCAAAATTAACTAAAGAGTTAATAAATGCTTTAAACAATGTTGGAGGTTTTGATGTTGATAATGACGGTAATCCTGACCAAATTACAATGTCAAATTTAAATAAGCTTGTGAGCACACTTACGAATCCAGATGATGGTAATTTTAATTTAGCCACTACAAAGCGTGTTGCGGCTGCATTTTATGCTGACAACGATGGTAGAATACAATATAACAAAGGTCTTAATCTTTACCAAAGAAAACAAACTCAACTAAAAAGCAAAACAAAAACGAAAAAAAACAAACTTAATCTTAATGATGGATACAACATATTAGTTGATGGCAAGCAGTATTATTCAAAAGGTTTACAAATACAATCTGCTTACGACTTGTTTGAAGCTAAAAGAAATTTTACTGATCCTATAAAAGGTAATTTTATGGTTTATGATAATTCTACAAACAGCTATAAAATTTATAAAACTGAAAAAGAGTTTGAACAAAACAAAGAACCAATCAACACAATAACTTATAATAAAATACCTAACAAAATCGGTTTTGATCAAGTTGGATTAGGAAAAGGATTAAACTTAGGCGGCGCATAAAATGAGTGAAATATTAAAAAACATATGGTCAACATTATCTAATGATAATGTTATTAGTGGTGATTTTAACACTTGGCAGTCTAGCTTTTTTGAAAGTGAAGATGTGCAGGCTAATGTTTATAATTACTTAAAAGACAACGATTATATAAATGCTGACTTACAAACTTGGGCTGGTAATATAAACGAAGATATTAAAAAAGATTCTTTACAGCAAGAAAATAACACTACTCAAGCTCCAGAAGACAAAGGTTTTATAGAAGACTTAATACAAGTTTTTAAACAATCAAGAGCTGCTGGTGGTACGGTTGATGAGGCTTATGATATTTTTAAACTTGGTGGTGAAATTTCTGAAGATCAATTACAGGCTGTTGTTGAAGCATACAATGAAATGCAAAAGTACGGCCCGACTAACGAGCAGTTTGAGTTTGCTAAAGCTCAAAAAAAATACGGCGGTGGTATAACTGGTACTTTACTAGCATTAAAAGAGAATATTGGCTTTTTACCTCAACTTTTAGTTGGTAGTGCTGTAACTATGGCTACTTCTTTAGGTTCTGACGAAGTTGCTGGTACAACAGCGTTAAGCGCTGGCGCAGGCGCTGCACTTGGCGCTGGAGCTGGTTCTACTGGTTTTAGCTTAGGACCTCTTGGCGTTTTAACTACTGGAGCTGGTGCTATTACTGGTACTATTTCTGGTGGTATTGGCGGTTTAGTTGGCTCTATGGAAACAGGATTAACTTTAATGGATTTAATACAAGAAGAGTTAGGAGGAGCTAAGTTAACTAAAGAAAACATAAGAAGCATAATAAGTGATCCAGAAAAGTTTGAAACTATAAAACAAAAAGCTATTGCAAGAGGTAGAAACATAGGTCTTATAGAGGCTATGACTTTTGGAATATCAAAAGGTGTTGGTACAACTTTAGCAAGAACTGGTAAGGCTAGTCGAAACGTTCGTAGAGCTAAAGCTGGAGTTGCAACAACTGCTATAGAAGGAACTGGTGGTTTTACTGGTGAAGTTGCAGGTCAAATAGGTGCTGGTCAAGACGTAGATCTTGGAGAAGCAACTTTAGAAGCTATAGGAGAATTTGTTGGTCCTGAACAAGCTATAAATTTAAGTGAAATTGTTAGAGGTACTCTTCAAAAAAGTGAATATGCTATAAACAACGAAAAAAGATCTAAGAAAGAAGTGTTGGATTTGTTAAATAGCGATAAAATATCTAATGAAGAAAAATCAAAAATAAAATTTGATATTAAAAACGACGAAGAGTTTGCTAAAATTGTTGGTGAAAAATTAAATGATATAACTTTAGAAACTCAAATAGATAGTAGAGTTAGCGATGTAAATGATAGAAACAAATTAGTTGATTTACAAAAGCAAAGGGCAATAGCTGAAGCTGATATTAAAAAAACAGGTATATTTAGAGTTGTTGATGCAGATGTTAAATTAAAAAGTATAGACGCACAAATAGATGATATTATAAATAAATATTCTAATGTTGATCGTAGAACTAAAGATGTAAGGGCTAGAAAAGCAACAGCAGAAAGAGTAAGAGAAGATATTGCTGATAAAGAATTTAAATCTAATCTAGAATTTGCAAAAAAACATAGTAAACTTTTTAATTTAACTATTAAAGACGATCTAACTTCTGAGCAAATAAAAGAACAGTATGGTGAAGAAGCCTCTCAGTCTCTAGGTTTTATAGAAAATAATGAAATAATAATAAATTCTGATGTTGCTAAAGAAAGAGTTAATGGTAGAAACGTTGCTAATCACGAGCTTTTGCATGGTATAATAAATATTAAGTGGAAAAAATTAGAAGCAGAGCAAAAAACTAAATTAGCTAATGAGCTATTAGAGTCGATAGGTGAGCAAAATAGAGCTATTGTTAATGAAAGAGTAAAAGAAAATTATGACGATGCTTACATGCAGGCTAATCCTGATGAGTACGTAACTATAATATCTGATGGTATAGCTAATAAAACTATAAAGTTTGACGATAGTATATTTACTAGAGTAAAAGATTATACAAGAAACTTATTTCAAAGTCTTGGTGTTGCAAATGTAGACTTTGAAACTTCTCAAGGTGTATATAACTTTTTAAAAGATTATAATAAAAGTATACACAAAGGCGCTTTAGCTTCTAGCGTTGCTAGAGCTGTAGCAGGTGACGTAAATGTAGAAACAAGAAAATTATCAAAAGAAGCATCTGATAAAGTACAAAATATATATGAACAAAAAGGAGCTCAAGGTGCTTTTGAAATTATAAACGAGTTTAAACCTATAGTAAATAGAATAGTAGATAGACGTAAAGACGCGCCTAATTTTGATAGACAGTTGTTAACTGATGAAATAGAAACTGGACAGCGTGGTATATTAGATTTAATTGGTGAATATAAGCCAGACTCTGGTGTGCCGTTAGCAGCTTTTATAAATAAGTTTTTACCAGCTAGAGCTATTGAAGCGTCAAGAAGGGTGTTAGGCGAAGAGTTTACAGCAGATGTGACAGAAGCTAGAGGTGTTGTCGCTGAAGAAACTGCAGACATTGAAGTTCAAGCTAGACCAAGAAAAAAGAAAATAGTGTTAGCAGAAAGATTAGGTGTTACTAAAGAAGTAGACAATGCTATAAGAAAAATAGTTCCTGATTTAGATATTGAAAATTTAACTTTTAAAAGTTTAAAAAATAAAATACCTAATGTTACTGGTAAATTGTTTGGTATAGCTCCTAAAAAAATTGAAAGTTTAGCTAATTTAACTAAAAAAGAATTACAGTCTGCTCAAATGTTTATTAATAAAAACGCAGACTTGTTAATAGCTATGTTGCCTGATGGCGCAACACCAAGTGGAACAGCAACAGGTGTACCAAACACTTTATTAAAAGCTTTTTATACAAAAACTGATAGAGCTAAAGCTGCTACTACAGGTAGTAGAGCTGGTTTAGCAATGCAACAAAAAAATAATATAAATAAAAAAGATTTTTTAGAAACTTTTGGCATTATAGATGGTAAGCCAGATCGTACAGACAGAAATACTTCGGCTAGAGTTTTAGCTTTAGCTAATTTAACTGGCAAAATGATAACCAATCAAGCTGTAAGAGCTGAAATAGCAAAAACAAAAGCTGATACTAAGTCTATTAAAAAAATAGCAGAAGGTAAAAGCGAAACAATGTTTAGCAAAGATGTTAGAGAGTTTAACATTGGCGGTACAATGGATAATTTATTGGGCACGCATATAGATAAAGTAGGTAGAAAAACTTATAAATTAAAAACTGAAGATGATGTTGATGTTTATATACAGGCTTTAATTGATGATGTTTTATCTTTAATGCCTAGAGATTTTTGGTTTGGAACTCCTAATCAACAAGGTGTGTTTGGTAGCGAATTTACACCTTCAAATAGAGTTGTTGATAACAAAAAAATTTATAGATATTACCAAGCAAATATACTAGCTTTAAATCAACTGCCAGACGAAGCTTTTGGCAAGCCAATAGGAGTAACAGATTTTTCAAGACCAGCTTATAAAACTTTGTTTGAAGGTTCAAAAGGCGTGCAAATTGACAAAATAAACGATGTTAATAAAAGATCTGCTAAAATACATAAAGCGCTTTGGTCTAGAATATATGACGCAATACAAGAAGACCCTACTAAAGCAGCTGCTATTGGTAATTATTTTAAAATAGTAAGTAAAAAAGTTAATCATTGGCATAGATTTGGCGCTGAAATAATTGGTTATTCAAAAAATCCAAAAGGTATAGCTAAAAAGCTTTATGAGTATGAACACGCTATGCCAGCAACAGCTTCTTATCTTTACTTGTTAGACGCTGCTTTAAAAGGCTATGATTTTAAAACTACTTATGGTCCAGTTATGGATAATTATAAGCTAATAGCTTTAGATGCTGCTGAAAACAAAAAGCTTAACGCAGCAAACTTAGGATCTGCAATGCCAGAAGGTTGGAATACAATAGATAATAATTGGTGGGAAAGATATTTTAATGATTTAGTTGATATAGATCCAAGTTCTATTGTAACTTTAAAAAACAAAACTTTTAAAGAAGAGTTTGGTATACCTAATTTTATGCCTAATTTAAATTCAAGAAAAAAGTTTAGTAAATCTGTTAATTCTGCTAGACAAATAAAAGATCCTAAAGGTATTACTGTTTTAGATTTTGATGATACCTTAGCTACAACAAAATCTTTAGTTAGATATATAGGTCCAGATGGTGAAACTGGTACTTTAAACGCTGAGCAATATGCTAATACATATCAAGACTTATTAGACCAAGGTTATAAGTTTGATTTTTCTGAGTTTAACAAGGTAGTAAGGGGTAAAATAGCACCGTTATTTCAAAAAGCTTTAAAGCTACAAAATAAGTTTGGGCCTAGCAATATGTTTGTATTAACAGCAAGACCTCCACAAGCTCAAAAAGCTATATTTGATTTTTTAAAAGCTAATGGCTTAAATATACCTTTAAAAAATATAACTGGTTTAGGTAATAGCACTGCAGAAGCAAAAGCGTTATGGATAGCTGATAAAGTTGGTGAAGGTTTTAATGATTTTTATTTTGCTGATGATGCGTTGCAGAACGTGCAAGCTGTTAAAAACATGCTAGATCAGTTTGACGTTAAATCAAAAGTGCAACAAGCTAAGCTCAAATTTAGCAAAGATTTAGACAGTAATTTTAATAGTATATTACAAGATGTAACAGGTATTGAAGCTAAGAAAAGATTTGATTTTATTAAAGCTAGAAAGCGTGGTGCTAGTAAAGGTAAATTTAGATTTTTTATACCACCATCACACGAAGATTTTACTGGTTTACTTTATAACTTTATGGGTAAAAGTAAAAAAGGTAATAAACACAGAGATTTTTTAGAACAAGCTTTAATTAGACCGTTAAACAGAGCTAATAAAGAATATGACACGGCTAGGCAATCTGTAGCGACTGATTATAAAAACTTAAACAAGCAAATGCCTAGTGTCAAAAAAATGTTTACAAAGAAAACTCCTGACGGTGATTTTACATATCAAGACGCAATAAGAGTTTACTTATGGGATAAGCATGGTTATAATATACCAGGATTAAGTCCTATTGATCAAAAAAAATTAGTTGATTTAGTTAAGTCTGATAGTAATTTAAAGTCTTATGCTGATACTATAAACGATATATCAAGGCAAGAAACTTATGTTGATCCTACAGATGGTTGGGATAGTGGTGATATACGCATGGATTTAGATGATGCTACAGGTAGAATTGGTAGGGCTCAATTTTTTGAAGAGTTTAACGAAAATGCTGATATAATATTTTCTAAAGAAAATTTAAACAAAATAGAAGCTGGTTTTGGTAAAAGTGTTAGAGAAGCTTTAGAAGACATGCTTTACAGAATTAAAACTGGTAGAAATAAGCCTACTGGCCAAAACGGCATGGTTAACAGTCTTATGAACTGGGTTAATGGCTCTGTTGGTTCTGTCATGTTTTTTAACATGAGATCTGCTTTGTTACAGCAAATGTCTTTAGTTAACTACATAAACTTTGCTGACAACAATATATTTGCCGCTGCTAAAGCTTTTGCAAATCAAAAACAATATTGGAACGATTGGTCTTTTATATTTAACTCTGACATGCTAAAACAAAGAAGAGGTGGTATTATGACTGATGTAAACGGAGCTGAGCTTGCAGCTGAAATGCGTAAATCTAAAAATCCACATAGATTTTTAATATCTAAACTTTTACAATTAGGTTTTTTACCTACGCAAATTGGTGATAACATTGCAATTGCAACTGGTGGCGCTACATATTATAGAAATAGAATAAATACTTATTTAAAACAAGGCTTAAGCCAAAAAGAAGCTGAAGCAAAAGCGTTTACAGATTTTCAAGATATAACACAATCAACGCAGCAGTCTGCAAGACCTGACATGGTATCACAGCAACAAGCGTCTATTATTGGTAAAGTTATATTAAACTTTCAAAATGTAACATCGCAATTTAACAGATTAGGTAAAAAAGCATTTTTAGATATTAAAAATAGAAGAATAACAAAGCCTAACACTACGCAAATGCAGAGTGACATATCTAATGCAGCTAGAATAACATATTACTTTGCCGTACAAAACGCTATATTTTACACACTACAAACAGCTTTGTTTGCCATGATGTTTGATGATGATGAGGAAGATGTTAATAATTTATTTTTAAAGAAACAAGAAAGATTAATAAATGGTAGTATTGACTCTGTACTAAGAGGTACTGGTATCACAGGCGCTATTATAGCTACATTAAAAAACACTGCAATTGCTTTTGCTAGACAAAGAGATGTTAATTATAATCCAGACGAAAGCGCTGTTGTTGTAGAGGCTTTAAACTTTTCACCTGTACTAGGTATTAAAGCTAGAAAAATAGTTAATGCTGAAAAAACTTTAAACTATAATAAAAAAATAATTGACGAAATGAGTGGTTTTGATATTGACAATCCACAATGGTCAGCAGCGACAAACTATGTAGAAGGTTTTACCAATTTACCATTAAATAGATTATATAACAAAACACAAAACGTTAGACAAGGATTTAATAACGAACACGAAGCGTGGGAAAGGATGTTGATGTTTTTAGGTTGGAGTCAATACAATTTAAATCTTGAAAATGAAAAAATGGAAGAAATAAAAGCACGCGCAAAAGCTAATAAAAGAGGTAAAGAACGAGGAAAAGGAAGAGGAAAAGAAAGATAAATGAAAAAACTCCTGATACTTCTTTTACTGATTTCGTGTTCAAAAGAAGTTGATGATCTTGGCTTCAGGGTTTATACAATACCAGCTGGTGAGCATAGCTCAGGTAGTTTTTTAAATCACCCAGATAATTCAAGAATAAGTTTTAAATTTATATTAGATGAATCAGCTATATATACTAGTGAAATACCAGAAAACCAACACGATGTAAATAAAATATACGGTATGAGTGATTTTGGTTTGCGTCATCAAAAATACTCAATAAGGCTTGGTTGGAGATATATAAATAACAATCTAGAGCTTTGTTGGTTACGCCATGAAGAAGGTAGACATAGTTCTGCTACAATAAAAACTATAGAACCAGATGTAATTTATAACGCTACAATTGATATAAAAACGTTTTATTATGTAATAGTAATAGATAACGATACTACGCTAGTGCGTAGAAGACCTGAAGGTAATTGGGGTTTAATACGTAGGTATTATCTATATCCTTATTTTGGTGGTAATGAATATGCGCCACATGATATAACAATTAAAATAAAAGAATGAAAAAACTAATTATAATAATGTGTATAGCATTGGTTGCTTGTGCAGCGCCAAAAAAATGTTGTTCGCAAGACTTTAAGAAAATATTTAAGTTTTCTACTTTTTACGCAGCTGCAAATGGTGGTACATCTATATCAGATGTAGAAACTTTTTCAGTTACAAATGGTTTGGAAACAGCTACAATACAAACGCCATATGATTATAACTTGGCTTTAGGTATACGTAAGATCGCTAGGTTTGGTTATGAAAACAGAGCGCAAACGTTTTACGATGGTACTGAGAACTCGTGGTCAGACGGCGCTAACGTGGGTAAAGTAAAAGGATTAGAATTTTTATTTGAAATAGATTATACAAGACAACAAGGTAATGAATATTTAGATCAGCATCACTTTATAAGATTTGTTGATGATAAGTATATATTAAAAGGTGAATATTTAGAAGATGGTTTTGCAGATATAAAATACTTTGAAACATCAGAAAGATATAGATATAAAGTTAATGACAAATTGTCCTTTAATGCTGGGCTTGCTCAAAGGTTGTCCGAACCGTACGGATATGATCCCTTGGCAGAGTGGATGCTAAGCAATGGCAATATACATTACACTTACCTAGCGCTGCAAGAAGGCTATAATGTCGATGTAGCTGCTAGTGAGTATTTTTCTCCTAGTGGAGAACTCGTTGCTACTAGCAAAGAGGTTTGGGAAGAGGTTGTAATACCTACAGTGTTAGCAGATTATACTGAAAGAAAACGTAATGAGTTAGACCAAATTATACAACACTCTATAGTTGTAGGTTTAGATTACTACTATTACACTAAACAATATTGGGCACATGCTTGGGCTAACGTTATGCCTTGGCATTATGACGGTGGTGGTGAGTTTTCATATCACAAGTTTAATGGTGGTCAATGGTTAGATTACTCTGGCGGTGCAATACTTGGTTATAAACTAAACAAGTCATTAGGTATGTTTGTTGAAGGTAAATATAATAAATACTGGAATAGAGAGTGGTATGACTTTAAATTTGGCGTGAATTACGTAATCTTTTAACTATGTACCAATATAAAGTAAAGCTTGATAGAGTTATAGATGGAGACACTATAGACTGCTACATAGATTTAGGCTTTAACATCAATACAAAAAAGCGTGTTAGGTTTGCGGGTATTAACACTCCAGAGTCTAGAACACGAGATCTTGAAGAGAAAAAAAGAGGTTTAGCTGCTAAAGCTAGATTAAAAGAAATATTAGACGGCGCTAGCGAGATACATCTTGATTCTCACGGCGTTGGTAAGTATGGTAGGGTATTAGGACAACTGCATGTTAGCGATGAAAGCTCACCAACAATGTTAAATGTAAACGAATTATTAATTAAAGAAGGCCATGCTGTAGAATATCATGGCGGTAAACGTTAAAATGGCAAAAGAATTAAACGAAGATACTGGTTTTACAATAAGCGTAAAAACGTTAATAGCAATAGGTTTTGCAATATCTACAATTATAGGCATGTGGTTTGCTTTGCAAGCTGACATAGCAGAAGCAAAAGAATTACCTAAGCCGGATGTAACGCGTATGGAGTTTCAAATGAAAGACGAAAACATTAGAAATACTATTATGGAAACTAGAGATGACGTTGGAGAATTAAAAGAACGTATGATCCGTATGGAGGACAAAATAGACGACCTAAGATAATATGAAATATATTTTATTACTAATGTTATTTTGTAGCAGTGTGTCTGCACAAATAACAGTAACACATTTTAACGCTGAGTGGAACACTGCAAACAAAGTTGAGTGGTTTGAAAAACTAGAAGACTGCGAGCTTGCTAATGTTGACATAGTAGCAAATCCTAAACTACAAGACAAACACAAAATAATTATAGTGCCCACTATAGTTGTTTTTAAAGACGGAGAAGAAATAAAAAGGTACCAGGCAGATCTTAGCTTTAAACTGCTTGCTACAAGAA